TGATGATGTGTTAGTGTCCTTTAACTCCCCATTTAAATAAAGTTTAGTTACCCCTGATATTCTGTCCCACGTAGCTACGCATATATACCACTTATTGGCTACAATGGTGTCTGTTGCGTAATACGAACCCTCTAAACTGAACCTTAGTGCTTTATTTGTATCAACAAGCAATGCGTAAGATGACTGCACACCACTGTCATGATTTCTGCATATTATATAATCATAACCAGAGGCTAAAGAATCCAACTTAAATATAACAAACAAACTAAGTGAGTCTGTTAGATCTAATATACTACTATTTGTAATATCTACGTAATCATCAGTGCCATCAAAACTAAACGCACTTGGTGTCGGGGTAGCTCCGTAAATCGTAGAGGTAATCCTAGGACGATTTATGGTAGGGGCTCTTACTACTCGTGCTTGTTTAAACCACACTGAACCCTCACTTCCCGAAGCATTAGGCGCTATACGTAATTTGAGCTGATGGTGTAGTGTCCCTGAGGCACAAAGCAAGCCTTCCACCTTTAAACTAACCCATTCCTCACTGTCAACATAAGCAGACGTCTTACCACTTACACCAGCACCCTGCAAATTAGAGGTAGCTTGTAGGGCAATTCGTGCTTTAACATCTCCAGTTACTTTAACCATAACTGATCCGCTTATATATTCGCCACAATAAACATCCTGGGTATAAATATACGTAAAAGGTTCATTTAAATTAGTACCACCACTTATAGTCATTTTTTGCGCATCGTCGTCTAGTGTTCTTACAAATGTCCCATCATAATTATTACCTGCAGCACCAAAGCCATCCACCTCACCACTGCCATCAGTATCAGTATCCATATCAGCGTATTGAGAAATAAGGTTACTATACCCATAGACACACGAGTCTATTCTACGTACCTCACAAGTCTTTATCCACAAAGTTCCTGTATCACCCGGATTATTAACTTTAAATCTATGCGATATACGTATCTCATCTGCGCCAACGTCTGCACTAGCAACAGTTAACTCTAACCTAGTCCAATTAGTATACGCTGACCACGACCCTGACGTATAACTTAGTCGAGAACCAGAGCCGAATATGTCATACCTCTCTAAAAATGTAACATTACCTGATGTCTTCACATAAACACATAAACTACTTTTATCGCCTGCATTAATACCTGAGATAGTTTGTCCTATTTTTATATCATTTGTGTCTGTGCTTGCCGATATTGTTATTTTAGCGGCGTCCTCTTCCGCGTCATACGAAGATTCCTGAGTATAACACGCTTCATCTGTTACAGACCAATTGCTGAACGCTACTCCTCCCTCTACCATAGAAGGGTTTGCATTAAGTATAGGAAAATCGGAAGGCTTATTAATCCTATCTAAAATCCTACTACCTCTATCTCGGGAAAAATCAACACCCCACACACTGCCCATTCTTTTTAAAATATTAGACTCTTGCCAATCATCTGCTAATTTTGGGTATACATTCTTTGTGCCCTCCAACCCTTTGTATGTGCCAGATAACATTAATCGATCACCTCACCAAGTGGGCTATAGCTCACATAATCTAAACAACCTTGATCTTCTTCATGATAACAAGTATGTTTAGATATTTTGGTTATATTAACCTCATAATTGCTCAGTATATAATCATATAAAGAATCCCTTGATGTCTGGTCCGTTTCGGCAAAATTAAAATTAAAAAGTAACTTAGATACTCCACATTGTAAATAGTCCTCTGAGTTTCCTGCAGGTTTGTTACTTGTTAGATATGATAAACAGGTGTCTCTTACTTCCGAATCGTTAAAACTCAAAGTAGCTTGTATATTATACTTCAAAGTACACACCACCTTTCTATTTATTACTTCAATTCTTTCACACGTGCATACCCATAGAACCCTTGGCTATCCAATGTAGAGCTATCATTAGATGCTACCAATCGCATGTCTGCTTTGTTAAGTATACCTTCGATGTTATACGCTCTTGATTCAGAATATGGGCAGGTCACCTCTGTTAACGTTGCGTATAATGTAGTAGTAGTGGTAGATAAATTAGTCTCTACAGTTTGTACTTTTACAGTTAAATCAGACACTGTTGATTCGTTCACTAGTATAAGTTGATACTGACCTACTGGATCACTTGGGCAAGTGAAATCTAACGTGACCTCTTTACCTGCGTCTGTAGTTCCTGTAGAAAAATCTAACACATGGCTAGTTTGATTGTTGGCTACAGAACCATCCGTGCCTACATATAATCCACTATTTTTTGATTTAGATAAACGAAATAATCTCATAAATTACTCTCACTCCTTATACAGAAGAATAAGAAGGTAGCTTGGGCTACCTTCCATTATGTTGTGTATCCTGCTGCCGTACTAAAATCAACAGCCCCAAAAGAACTAAGAACTCCCCATTCAGATGTGGACAAACCTATCAAACTTACAGAAGCATAAGGCGGTAACATGTTCACATACAAAGGTTTGGTAAATGTCGTTGAGTTATCTCTTATAAATATATCTGCACTACCAGAGTACACACTAAATGCTATAGCTGTGGCATCTGGTGCAACCGTACTGTTTAATACAATCTCTTTCTTTCTTCCTGCTACAGGAGCATCTAAAGTAAAAAGATTAGCTGCTGTAGAATACGTCAATAAAGATACTCCGTGATTAGCTAAATTAGTACCTGTACTTCCGTCTTCGGCTGTATTTACCCGATTTCCTTCATTGTAACTTCTACCTGTTGATGAGCTTATTTGTACCTTTGTAGAACTACGACCCTTAACATATATGTCACCTACTAAAACAGTCGGCATTCTTAATCACCTCCCTTATGCGCCTTCGTTATAAACAATTCCTATATTAGGTAAAGTACCTGTTTCATAAATTGCTATGGCATTTAAATACATATTCTTTGTAGATATCTTGTCCTCATCAGCATCAAAAACTGTATCCATAAATCTTTGCATTATTACATGCTCATATTTAGTATCTATCATCATCCATGCTGTAGTGCTAGCTAGATAAGTAGAATAAACCCATCTGATCTTGCCTTTAATTACGTTTTTAGTGTTGGAAATCTCGCCTGCCACATTGTCCGATCCGTATATTTCTTCTATATCTAATTGGTTTTGTATATTCGTCATACCTAAATTAGGATATGATTTCATCTTTCCACCTTGGTGGTTCATAAAATTGGCAAACATCTTAATCATGCTTTTATGATTTGCAGGATCAGTCAAAGTAGACGCAGTAGCTAGTGTATCATTAGTAAGACCTGACGCATTAGCAAGCGGCTTACTATTAGATGCCAAAGGTACTCCGTCGGCTAAGTTAGTAGTTAACGCTTCGTCATATCTTTTTATAACTCTTTGTTCTTCTAACTCTCTCATTGTCCTTGCTAATTCTTTAGCTTTTACTGATTTAGTAACACCATATAAATCATATTTGGTAGCTTCTAACGTTATCTCATAACCGTTCGCCCACGTCTTATTTTTAACCTCAGTTTGATAAGCCTGTTGTACCTTACCATAACTGATTGGTCCTCCTTCTTGCTTCTCTCCACCAGATGCCAAGTTCCCCATACTATCATAGGTCTCAGTTTGTTTAGTTGATGTTTTAGGCGTAGAAAACTGAGTATACTCCACCGGATATGGATCAAAGTTCTTAGTGAATATTTCTTTTTGTCCTGCCAAGATCATTCTTGATATATCTGCTGTCATTGTATAAGCCATTGATTATCACTCCCCAATCTTTCTTTTGCGTCTTGTTTTATATTTGTGTAGCTATATGTGAACTATTAAATGTTCCGATAACTTCATTTCTTTCCGTGCTATAACCTGCTATTCTGAAAAATAAACTATCTGCAGTACCTGGTGCGTTACCAATAACCGACATGTCTAAAGCAGATCCTCCAGCTACTGTAGTTGTATTAGATAAGCCTACATACTTTCCTATATCTGTTGTCGCTGGATGTGATGCGGAAAAAGATGTGCTGTAGTTTGCTTTATACAACGCTCCTCGTACTATAGGTCTAATATAAAAAGGTTGAGTACTTCCCACTGTACTTGTTACAGGTACAGCCGCAACAATCCCTAAAAACGTATTAGTATCAGCTGTTGTTCCCAAGGCAAGCACACCGTTGTGTGAAGATGGTACTATTAGTTTACCAATATCTGTTGACGCTACCTCTCCATTAACTGTGTTTGTGCTTGGTAGTACTGGTATTAAATCTACCTTTTCTGCATTCGCTCCATAAGGTCTGAATGGCATTAAAATCACTCTCCTTTAATCATCTTGTAATACTTCTCAGTGGTCCACTGTGCCTCCGGCATTATTCTTTTTAAACCCTCCAGCGCCTTCTTATCGTCATCATCTAGTGGATATGGATTCTTTGGTGCTGTCGGGGATGCGTTCGGTGTAGCCCCTTTATTCGGTGCATTACGTCTATCCAAAATCTTTTTTTGTTCTATCTCTTCTTGGATCTCTCTGTATCTTGTCTTGCTTCTTACTAAGTTGTAGGCGTCCTCTACAGACAAATCCGCCCCCTGATTTCTGAACTCACTTATCTTGCTTTTTATTTCTCGTTTGTACAAACTAGCGTCGCTGTAAAAACTATCTGTTTGGCTCAGATCTGATATTTCCTCGTCCACTTCTTTATCAAAAAGTAAAGCGTCCTTTTCCTTTTTGATAGACGTTCTAACTTCCTGCGTTATACCAGTTAAGTCATCAGCTAATGAGTTTGCAAAATCTTCATCATACCCCTGACTCTTATACTTATCTACTAACGCACGTCGTTTGTTTTGTAAACTATCATCTAGTTGTTTTGTTTCAAACTCTCTTAATTTCTTTTCTAACGTCTTTCTGCGCTTCTTCTCTTCCAGTAAAGTAGCAAGTGGAACATTATCACGTGTTTTTGTTTCTGCTTCTGCCTCTTTATCTGGTACATCTGCTACCTTGCCCTCATCTGATTCTTGTACAGCCTCATCAATAGTCTCAGCTTGTACAGCTTCTTGTCCCTCTGAATTAAACTCTTGGTTTTCTATATCAGGCATGTCTATACTCTCCTCTCGATTTACCTATCTCTAGTTAAAAGTGCTTTACATGTGCTCCACATGTGTTTTATACCGTCTTTTCTTTGACGTAACTTGTTTATACTCCAACCGAGTTAAAGCCTTGTTCCTTCTAACAATTGCTCCTTAGTTGTGCCTTTCTTATAATCAAAATCTAAATATTTAGCTAAACTCTTTAATTGTGCCGAAGTGAAAGACTTACTTGTATCAACACCTACTGCCAAAGTTTCCAGTAAGGAATCAGCTAAAATATACACGTCCTCTCCTTTAACCTTCGCCCCCACACTTGCATGTCCTCCAAATCCATCCGGACTAATTCCTAAACGTGATAAAGTACATAACCCGTCTAATAATGTGGTCTTATATGGATAAGCTTCTAGTAAACTTTTGTTAGTAAAAAACTTAATTGCCATCTTATATACCCCCTACACATAACTTGTCATAATAAGGTAATACATTTTTTTCTGCCAACTCCTGCCTACCTACTAATACTTTTTTAGCCGTAGTACCTGTACCATCCACATCCATACCAGATGCGAGATACGTACTATATGTTATGGGGCGCTTGGTTATCGTCCCACAACTTCTACATGTAGCCTGCATACCTTTACTCCATAAAGCTAGCTTTTCACAACTACCACATACAGGTAATTTAGTTAGAGGAAACCTATTTTCTATCAACGTCATGTTTTGTATCTCCTTATTACTCATCACATGGTTTAGGTGTTTATTACCGTCAAAACACACCTTTACAATGTTATTGTGTTGCTCAGTAGTCGCCACGTACAACACCCCCTTGTATAGCACTTAACGTTGGTTTACCTTGTGTTGTTAGTGGGTTATCTGCGTTTATATTCTCCTGTAAAGGTGAAAAAGACATTGGTTGTTGTATAGGTTGTCTTGGTTTTTGGTCGTCCTCCATGATAGGTAATCCTAAAAGATCACTCATAAGTTTACGCATTTCCTCATAACTAACTAGACCTTTAGGTTGTCCATACTCATCCAACACCTGCATTGATGCCAAACGTTCCATCATGCGCCATAAGAATGTTTTATTCTTCGGTAATCCTGCTCCTATGTTTATCTCAATATCCAGCTCAACCTGTTTTGTTTTAGGTCTGCCATTCTTATCTGAAATAATTTCCCACTTGGGTTTGTCTGAATCTGGATTCTTCTTTTTAAACTCTCTCATGTATGATTCTGTAGCAGGTTTCATAACAGGAACATTAGATAATTTCCTGAAATCAATCCACTCAAACTCCTCTTTATCCTCGTCCACCCTAAATGCTTTAGCTCCTTGATAAAATTGCATCATCAACCCAAGCATGTATTCACACACTTCTACTAATGTTTCCTGTAGCATAGTCTTCTTGTGATCTGTTGTGGCGTTACCTTGTTGTTGCTGAATAGCCGCTTCTGTCGCCGTGTCTGCTGATTTACTTTGACCCATCATTAATTCACTATATCTGGTCACTCTTTGTGCCTCTTGATGCATAGCTGATAGTAAATTCCATAACGCAGGATTAACCTGTCCCCATTGCACAACTTCTACCGTTTTTTTGTCTAACATAGCAGGTCTAGGCTCTAATGAATTATCATCGAAATCCGTTAAATCTACCTCTGAACTAGGATCAAATAAGATAAGATTTGGTCTAGCGTTCATTCTGATTTTGTCATATAAATCATTTATCATATTTTGAATAGGTAACAATAATTTACAATCACCAAACCCATACATACTACCTTCTTCGACATATAAAGATGTGAAGAAATAAGGGTACTTATCATTTACATATTTATAATAGGACACATGTTTGTATTCTTTACCCTTTTGATTGTCTTTTCTAGTACCTTCTTTATGACTATCATAAAGCAATACACCACAACCTGAGAATTCCCTCATTCTCAACCTGCCTTCGCACCTCTCTACCCACATTATTACCGTGGTGGCTGTCTGGTCATCGTTAGTGTATGTCTCCCCAAACACTGCGGTATCCTCGATATAAGACGCTCCATAGTTAACTGCGTTGGCTTTCTCTTCTCCATATAATTCAATCATTTGCGTTTTACTAAGCGTTACCTCTTCTGCTATATATTCAGCTTCTTGGTAACGCAAAATATCTTTTATCTTACCATCAATATATACTTTGTTTAGTGGTGGTGCTTTTATGGTAGCTAGACCAAACCCACCTAATGCGTTCTCATCAAAATAAACTTTGAATATGCCTGTTCCGAATTTTAATCTTCTACGCTCGTGCACATCCAGTATCCTCTTTATCTTGTTCTTGCGTAAACTCCAATCTAAGCCCACACGAGCCCACTTTGCAAACTCACCATCTGTAGGGCTTTCTCCTTTGGTAACAACTGCTATATTCTGCTCAATCAAACTCGATACCTGACCTTCAACGTTAGCATTGATAATGTTAACCCTAGAATTAGGTCGGTTGCTTATCTTCTCTTGGTCTCCTTTGTATGCCGTTTCCTCGTCTTCCCACCGAGCATACAAGTCCCCCATGTTTCCTTTGTTCATTAATAAAGTGTCAATATTAGTATTTATCTCCCTAATATCTCGCTCTGTCATAAACTTCTCTCTGTTTTCTTCCCAGTCTTTCTTACTGATTGTCGGCATTTATTCACCACCTTAAATAAAAAAAAGAGACCATATAGCCTTTTTCGCTATATGGTCTCTTAGGACTCTGAACTTACTTGATATTCAATATTGTAGTTTTCTTACATCTGTTACACAAAACTTCCAAATGGGTTAACTGGGTTTCCTGATACTCACTGCTAGGTGTAATTTGTAAATATGTACTGGATGCTATAGCTAATAACTTGTTGCATTTTGGATTCCAACACTGCACCCTCTTACTCATTATGCCGTTTCCTCGTTGTTAATAAACCGTCTTGGTTTCTGTGCTTTGCG